CTGAGTATGATGAGATTACAGCTGGACAGTTTGATCCTTTTTTTCCATCAGAAAAATTACAAGATGTATTTGAAGATAATGCTAGAAGAGGAAATGTACCAAATGTATTTTTAGAGGCTGAAGCTACACTTAGAGCTATAGAAGCAGCATTATCTAATTTAACTTTATTTGACGATTTTAATTTACAGTTGGAATACTTTTTACCCGATACTGATCCACAAGGTCAATCAGCTTTACCGCCAACACCACCAGTAAACCCTGGTGTAATACAGACAAATCAACAAGCATCACTATTAACAGGTGATTTATTAACTCCTACAGAAAGAGCATTGTTTTCTGAGGAAGAAAAAGCTATAAGAGAGAGACAAAGGAGACAAACGTAATGGATGAAGAATTTAAATCGTTTTTAGTAACTAATCCAGATATAATTGATGAAGGTATCGATGTATCAGGTATCAGGCAGGCAACAGAACAAGATAAATTAATAGCTGGTGCAATAGCAGAAGAACCAGGTCTTGCTTATGATCCTAGACTTACATCTTATCTTTCAGACCTTAACAGATATTTTTCAGGTGGCTTTCCTACAATTAGTACACCACCTACAACTACACCGCCAACTGGTGGAGACGGAGGTGGAGGCGGAGATCCAGGAACGGATGGGGGAAGTGGACCTAGAGGTAGACTTACTGATTCAGGAACTTTTGGTGGTCAACCAACTTTTACAACAACACCAGGAACAACTGTAGATAATATAACAGGAGATATTACAAATCCTGATGGAACTTATGGAGGAAACATTGTTGATGAAGTTACGTTAACAGGTTCTCAATCTCTGTTAGATTCAACAAGCACAGCAGAACAAATAGCTCAAGATTTATCTAATCAACAAGCAATGTTAAATCCTACTGGTGGTAATATTATGGATGAAGTAACTTTAACAGGAGGAGATACCTCTTACGTAGATCCTATTATGGACCCTAATTTAATGTCAATAAGACAACAACAAAACATAGATGGACTAACAACACCACAAAGTAATACATTAAGAAGCATAGCTTCAAAAGTAGGTGGAGATCTAACTCAATTTGGAAAAGAAATTGCAAGCATACCAGGAGCTGTTTTTGATTCTTTAAGTAATACTGTTGAGGTATTTGGTGAAAAATTTAATATAGGTAAAACTGCAGCTGGTTTAGTTATGAATAAACTTGCAGGAGGACCTATAAGTTTAGTGTTTGCCGTTGGAGATGTATTAGGTAGCGCGTTGCCATCAGATCCAAGAGCAAACGCACTAAGAGAATTTTATGATGTAGATACAGCTGGCACGATACAAAGTGGTATTATGAAAGGATATAACCCTGTTTCAGGAGGTCTTTTAAATGCGATAACAGGGGGTGCAGCTGGAAAAGAAACAAATTATGGACTACAAGATGCTATTCAAGGTAGAATTAACACAATAGAAGAAAGTTTAGGTAAATTTAGTAAATATGACCCAACTTCCCCTGATTATGATCCAGTAAAAACTAAACAACAATTAGATAAATTAGACGAATTACGAGATTTAAAAGATAGAGAAAAAAGTGTTCTTGATGCTGCAAGTGCTGCTGGAACTCCAGAGGCATTAGGAGGACCAGGAACTTATGGAGAAGGTTTAACAGAAACATCTACTGCAGATCAAATAGCTTCAGATTTAGCAGCTCAACAAGAGGCAGAGGACATTTCAGGTGATAATATTATGGATGAGTTTGCACCTGAAAATAAGGCTTTAAAAGATGCCATATCAGGAGACATAGGTGTTGAAGGTGAAGAGGAAGGTAGATTTACGGATAGAGGAATGAAAGATCAAAGCGATGAAGACACTTCACCAACAGATATACCTGATAGAGAAATGGGAATAACAGAGGGTCAACTTAAAAGTCAGGTAGATCAATCTGGAGAACAGATAGGAACCCTGAAAGAGTTAGAAGAAATGGAAGATTTATACGCAACAGGTACAAACATCATGAGAGATTTTGATTTTGATCAAAGCGGTGGAGGCATTTCACAAAATGAAGCAGCAGGTAAAGCAGCAGAAGACGCTCAAAGAGAAGCAATACAAGACGCTGCAAGAACTGGTATGAGTGTAAATCAAGCAAAAGCATCTGTTGGAATGCCTGAAAATTTAGGTGACACAGGTGGTGGTAAAGGTAATGAAGGTAAGATTGTTTGCACTATGATGAACGAATCTTATGGTTTTGGATCTTTTAGAAATAAAATATGGATGAAGTTTCATAAAGATCTTTCACCAGAATATCAAAAAGGTTATCACAAATTATTTTTACCATTAGTTAAAATTGCAAAAAAAAATAAAATTGTTAAAAAAGTATTAGAACACATTGCAGTGCATAGCACCATAGACATGAGACAAGCAACAAGAGGTAAAACACATTTACTAGGTAGAGTATATAGAAAAATACTTTTACCACTTTGTTACTGGGTAGGTAAATATGTCAAGTAAACAAGACGCATTACAAAAAATAGAATCACATGAAAAACTGTGTCGTATCATGCAAAAACAAACACACGATCGTATCAATCAATTACAAACTCAAATTACTAGAATAGAAAGAATACTATTGGTATCTATGGGTTCTGTTATGACTGGTATGGGTGGTGTAATTGTAGTGTTGATACAGAAGCTTTAAATCCAAGCTTTTAATTCTTCTCCCATAACCTGACTAGCTATGTTAACTTTTTTACGTAGAGCTTTTACTATTCGTTCATCGACAGTATCTTCACATATAATATCAATATATGTCATGGGTTTAGTTTGACCAATACGATCTATACGAGCTTCTGACTGTTGTCTTTTTTCTAAATCATATCCGTTAGAATAATAAATCATATTACTAGCTGCGGTCAATGTTATACCATAACCACCTGTTTGTGGTGTGCCTATAAAAAATTTACATTTATCATCTTCTTGAAAACGTTTTATGTTTTGTTGTCTTTCATCTTGTGGTGTTAAACCATAGTAATCTACAAAAGAATCTTCACCAAACTCTTCATGTATTGATTTTATAATTTGTCTTACATCACTTTGCCAATGAGCCCATATAACAACCTTACCTTCTATTTCGTTTAACACATCTAATAGTTCATCTACACGATTGTTTTTTATATCTTGTGTTGTACCGTCATCAGATTTAAAGTGACCACATGTTATTTGTTGTAATCTCATAAGTTGGGTCAAAGCATTTGCAGTAGTAATCATCTTGCCATTCATTATTGCTAGTGCTTCTTTTTTCATTTGTGTGTATACTTTTAATTGGTCTGCAGTAAGTTGAACTACACGTTTCATAAATGTTTTTTTAGGAAGATCTAGACAATCATCTTTTAATACACGATAAGAAAAATCTTTTAGTTTATCTGATAGCTCACCAAGATTCCTGTATCCAACAACTATTTGAACAGATCTACCACCAAAGTTTGCTGTCTTCATAATAGCGTATCTAGTTCTAAACGAGTAATAAGATTGATGGTCCAAGAGCCAAGGGTCAAGGAACTCGCATTGTTTGTACAAATCTAACGGTGATTTAGTAACAGGAGAACCTGTAAGTATTCTTCTATAATTAGTATTACGACCAAGAGATACTATGTTTTTTGTTCGTTTTGCCTCTGGGTTTTTAATGGTTGTAGACTCATCTATTGCCATCATAACATTATGTGAGTTTAAAAATTTAGCTGCAAAATCTACACCTTTTTTAGTAGAGAAAGCTTCAACATTCATAATTAAGATATGCAAATCAGTGCCAATTTCAAACAGTCTATCTAAATTTTTTTGTTGTAACTTTGTAATATTTGCTTGCCACAATACGGACACTTTCTCTATATGATCTGGTAAATGTGTAGGTATTTCAGAACTGTACCAATTTTTATATACACCTTTTGGTGCCACAATTAGAACACCATTGATCTTACCTTTGTCATAAAGCATTGATAAATTATCTATTAATACTTTAGATTTTCCTGTACCCATCTCCATAAAATATGCAAAACATTTTTTATCCCAAGACATTTTTAATGCTTTGAGTTGATGTGCGTATGGCTTTGTTTTAAATTTATAATTCATAATTTCTTTCTAGTTGACAATATAAATATAAAGACCTATATTGTCAAGCATGAAAGATAATATAGTATATGTTATACAGGAGATACCGGGAACTAAATCAGGCAATCCAAAAATAAATATTATGGGTGCATCAAAGTATGGTGACTTTAAATTTTTGTTACCAGAGCTATCACAAATAATATTTTCTCCAGGTCCATTAATTTTTAAATTAAGAAATAGTTTAAAAAATTTTAAACAAGGAGATTATTTATTATTAACAGGAGATCCTGCAATTATAGGTGTTGCATGTTCTATTGTTTCTGATATGACAAACGGAAAATATAATTTGTTAAAATGGGACAAACAAGAAAGACAATACTATCCAATAGAAATAAATTTATACGAGAAAGGAGAGATAGATGAGTGAAGATCTACAAAAAATGTTTGTTGAGGACGCACCTCAACAAGTTAACGATTTAAAAAATGCTGAGACATTATCTAGCCATGTTTTAGAACTACAAAAATTAGAGGATGAAATAAAAATGGATGAAAAAAGACTATCTAGAAAAAAAGAATTACAAGATAAACTTTCACAACAAGTCATACCAGAAATTATGGAGTCTATGAAACTAAAGACTATGAAATTAAGAGATGGTTCAGCAATAGAAATAAAAGAAATTTATAGCGCAACAATACCTGTAGACAAACGGGATGGCGCATACAACTGGCTTCGAAACAACGATCTAGGTGATCTTATTAAAAATGAGATCACTGTTTCCTTTGGTCGTAACGAAGATAACAAGGCGCGTGAATACGCTAACCTTGCCGAGAGTAGTGGGTATCAACCTCAACAAAAACTTAAGGTTGAGCCCATGACTCTCAAAGCACTATACAGAGAACGAGTCGAAAAAAAATTAGACTTGCCCTCTGAACATTTCAATCTGTTTAAGGGAAACAAAACAAAAATAACAAGGAGCAAATAACATGAGCGAAGAAACAAGAGACGTAGCAACAAAACAAGGTGGCGCATTAGCAACTTTGGACTTTGTATCAGATTCAGGAATGGGTCTTGAAAACATTGACAAAGGAGATCTTGCATTACCTTTTCTGAAACTATTACAATCAGGTTCAGATGAAACTAAAAAGAAACATGCAAAGTATGTTGACGGAGCAGAAGCAGGTATGTTTTATAATACAGTTACAAAAAAACTGTATAATGGAGAAAAAGGTATAGAAGTTGTACCTGTTTTCTATAAGATGACATATCCTGAATGGGCACCTTTTGAAAAAAGAGAGGGCAGACCTATACATAATGACAGGGGACCTGGTATTATGGCGAAGACAACTCAAAATGAACGAAACAAAGATATGCTAGATAATGGTAATGAAATCATAAAGACAGCAAATCATTTTGTAATTATTAATGGACCAAGGCCAGAAAAAGCTTTGATGACCATGAAGTCTACACAACTTAAAACAAGTAGACAATGGAATTCATTAATGGAAAATGAGTTTGAAACCGATCCTAAATCTGGAAAGTCTGTACCAGCACCAACGTTTTCTAGAGTTTATAGATTAAACTCCGTAGAAAATTCAGGTAGCTTTACTTGGCACGGATACAGTGTGAGTCTATTAAGAAAAGTAGACAACTCTGCTCTGTATCAAATGGCAAGAGACTTCCATAACTCTCTTAAGAAATCAGCTGAAAAAGCTAATTCTTATCAAGCAGAGGAATCTAACTACTAATTCTTTCTGTTGAAAGATAGGAGCGGTGATGCGAGAGTGGAGCCGCTCCGACCCGGGATCTTTATGGTTGATGAATTTATAAAATTGTTTACTGGATACCAAGGTGATTTTGGTATTGCGGACATGTCTTCTGCACAATTAGATACAGAAAAAAATAAATTAAAACCAAATTATGAATGGGCAGGCAGACCCATAACACAAGGTGATTATAAAGATCACATAGAAGGAAAAATTTCTATTGGAATACAACCTTGTAGAATAGATAAGACGGCACAGTTTGGTTGTATAGATATAGATCCAAAAAATTACTCTACATTTAAAGTAGAAAGCTATTTAGCATTATTTCAAAAATACAAATTACCCTTAATACCTATGTTATCAAAGAGCGGTGGTTTACATTGTTATTTATTTTTAAAAGAACCAATACCAACTATCGATTTAATATCGGCATTAAAATCTTTTTTACTGCCTCTAGGATTAGATCCTGATACTGAGGTTTTTCCAAAACAGAAAGAACTAAAGGAAGATGACAAAGGAGAAATAAAACCAGGTAATTTTATAAACCTACCATACTATAACAACGGACAAACAAATAGATATGCAGTAGACAAAGACAACAACAAATTAAGTATACAAAAGTTTATAGATATAGCTGAACAAAATACAATAGGTAAACAAGAATTAGATAAATTAGTAGATCAAACATACAAAAATATTTTAATAGGCACTGACCCAGAGTTTGAAGATGGACCACCATGTTTGGCACTGTGTTCAAAAAGAAAGTTGGATGATGGTAGAGATAGATTTATGTATAACTACATGGTCTTTGCTAAAAAGAAATACAAAGATAAGTGGCCAGATTTTGTGGCAAAAGCAAACTACAATTATTTAGAAACTCCATGGGATAAATCTAAATTAGATTCTAAGATAACTGCATGGAGAAAAGATACAGCAGGTCATACTTGTTATGAAGATCCAATACATAATAAATGTATGCGTAGTCTTTGTTATTCAAGACCGTTTGGTGTTAAGTCAGATAGCATAACTATGTTTCCTGACATTACAGACTTTGAAATAATTATGTATGCGGAACCAGAATATAGATTTAATGTTGCATTACCTGATGGCACTAAAGCTGGAGTGGTGGCAAGCAACAGGCGACTAATAACAAAACAAGTAGAATTGTTAGATTTAATTTGGGAACAGACAGGCATATATCATGAGCCATTAAAACCAAAAGATTTTAGAGCAAAACTTACAGAGTTTAGAAAAAATTCAGTTGTAATAACACCACCTGCAGGAACACAAATAGAAGATAGATTAAAAGAAGAGTTGTTTCAATATTGTGTAAATGGTCCAAGAGCAAGAGAGAGAATACAAATAAATAGCGGGTCTTGTCTAACCGAAGATGGTTATCATTATTTTAGATTTGGTTCTTTCATAGATCACTTGGGTGCCAGTTGGAAAATACCAGAAGAAAGAATAGCACAAAAAATGAAAGATAAATGTGATGTAGAGTTTAATCACTCTCTTAATGTAGATGGTAAAACAGTTAAGGTATGTAGACTAAAACAATTACACATAGATAAAATAGAATATAAACCAGTGGAAAGAAAAGAGAGTAATTATTGATAGCTGCGATGGATTTATTGGCAATAACAATGTTTACTGCCCTCTGGATCTATCTTAATTTAATAACATAGGAGAAAAAAATGAAAGCAAAACCAGTAACATATCAAGGAATAGAATTTAGAAGTAGATTAGAATGTAGACATTATATTTTTATGAAAAAAATTGGATGGAACATAGAATATGAACCTGAAGATGAAGATGTTTATGGATATCAACCAGACTTTGAACTTTTTTCTGAAATAGAAGAAAATAAAGATGGTATTCCTTATGGTGGATGTAGTCATTCTGCAAAAAGATATTTTATTGAAGTTAAACCAATTAGAAGTCAAGCTGAATTCTATAGTGATAGTTACAAATCTTTTAGAGATAAGGTTTATCAATCAGGAATTTTAAAAAAAGGTATTTTATTTATAGTGGGAAACAATTTAAAATTAAGAACTAATGTTGAGGGTAATGCTGGAGAAAATATTTTTGTTTACGCATTTCGAATGTTAGACAAAGATAAAATAAACAATCAAGAAGAAAAAAACCGTAGTCTTTGTAGTTTTTCTGGTTGTCCCGAAGGTGTTTATGAAGGCATAGGTTTAACAGAATCCTGGAATGATTGTAGAAATGATTGGATTAAAAAAAGAAAAGATCAAAAATACTATTATGATGTTTGTGATCATAATTTAAGTAAAGAAGGTTGGGATGCATCTGAAGATAATATAAAAACTTCTATGTTTATAGAAAAATCATGGAATGAAGCTTGGTCTAAAATGCAATGGAAAGCGAATGATTAATGAGATATAAAGTAATAGGTCCACCAGGCACAGGTAAAACAAGAAGATTATTAAACGAAGTCCAACGATATGTTGATAAAGGTGTAAAGCTAGATCGTATTGGTTATTTTGCTTTTACACGTAAGGCAGCAGGAGAAGCACGAGATAGATTTTTAAAAGTTAAAACAGAACTTACAAAAAAAGATATAAAATATTTTCAAACCCTACACTCTTTGGCATTTAACAGACTAGGATTAAAAGAAGAAAACGTTATGCAAGATTTAAATTACAAAGCAATAGGTGAAACGTGTGGCATACAAATTAAATACGCATCCTATGAAACAAATAATTGGAATGGCATTTTTTCATCAGACAGTGAGTATCTTGGTTTAATAAACCTAGCAAGAGTAAAACAAATATCTGTATTACATCAACTGGATCTTAACGAACATTTGTCCAAAGTTGAAAGAAACAAACTAGAAGCTATAGAAAAAGAAATTATTAATTATAAAAAAGTGTATGGTCTAATTGACTTTACTGACATGATACAAAAATTTTTAGATACAGATGATGTACCAAAATTTGATGTTATATTTGTTGATGAAGCACAAGATCTATCTTTGATACAGTGGGCCATGATAAATAAAATAGAGAAAGATACAGATTGTGATGTATGGGTTGCAGGGGATGATGACCAAGCAATATTTGGTTGGGCCGGAGCTGATGTAGATTCTTTTATAGATTATGATGCACAGGAAATACCATTAAAACAATCAGAAAGAGTGCCAAGCATTATACAGAAAACTGCACTAAATGTCATTAACAGAATACAAGATAATAGAATTGACAAAGAATATTTTCCAAAGTCTGAATCTGGACAAATTTATCAAAAATATAAATTATCAGACATAGATATGTCTACTGGTGATTGGTTAATATTAACAAGAACTAAATTTTTGTTAAAACCAATACCAACATATTTAAAAAAGAAAGGATTATTTTTTAATACAACACAAGGAAATAGTATTGGAAAAACTTTGTACGAAGATATACAATACTGGTCGCAGTTACAAAAAAAAATACAGCTTCCAGACATACAGATACAGAGAGTAAAAGAAAGAATTAGAGGAGATATGAATCTATCATTAAAATGGTATGACGCATTTAATAATGTGCCAGAAAGTCAGATAAATTACATGAGACTTTTATTACTAAACAATGAAGATCCAACGAAAGACGCAAGAATAAAAGTATCAACAATACATGGGGCTAAAGGTGGTGAGGCAACTAATGTTGTTTTATTTTTAAATCATACAACAAACACAATCAAGGGAGTAAAAAAATCTATATACAAGCAAGATGAAGAATATCGAGTTTGGTATGTAGGTATAACTAGATCTATGAAAAATTTATATTTAATCAAATCACAAAACAAATCAAAGGAGTTTAAAATATGAGTGCATACAACAAACAAATTTCAGGGACGCATTATCAAAAATTTAAAATACAGCCTGCAAAATTTATAAATGATAATGAGTTGCCATTTGCAGAGGGTAATGCTATAAAATATATATGCAGACACAAAGACAAAGGTGGCATAGCAGACATAGATAAAGCGATACATTATTTAGAAATGATTAAGGAAAGAGATTATTCATGAAATTTAAAGCACAAACAGAATGGGTAAAACCAAAAGAGTTTCCTGATTTAAGATTCTGTGATGAGATTGCAATAGACTTAGAAACACAAGACCCTGAACTTAAAACCATGGGGTCTGGTTCTGTAGTTGGTAAAGGTAAGGTTGTAGGTATTGCAGTTGCAACAGAGGGTTATTCTGGATACTTTCCATTCGATCATGAAGGCGGTGGTAACTTAGAAAAAAGTAAAGTAATTCAATGGTTTACAGATATTTGTAAAACAACTTCAATAAAAATTTTTCACAATGCGATGTATGATGTTTGTTGGATTAGATCCATGGGTATCAAAATAAATGGATTGATAGTTGATACTATGATTGCAGCATCATTAGTAAATGAAAATAGATTTAGATATGATCTTGGATCTTTAGGTTGGGATTATTTAGGTCAAGGTAAAAATGAAACAGAGCTAGTAACCGCTGCAAAAGAATGGGGCGTTGATCCAAAAGCTGACATGTGGAAGTTACCTTCTATGTATGTTGGCAGCTACGCTGAACGTGATGCAGAGTTAACTTTAAATTTGTGGAAGATCATGCAAAAAGAATTAAGTGACCAGGACCTAGGATCTATTTTTAATCTTGAGACTGATCTTTTTCCTTGTCTGGTTGATATGCGATTTCTTGGGGTGAGAGTGGACGTTCAAAAAGCTCATACACTGAAGAAGCGATTAGCATCAGAAGAAGAAACACTACTCCAAAAAGTAGAAAAAGAAACAGGAGTACAAACTCAAATATGGGCAGCGCGGTCGATAGCCAAAGTCTTTGATA